AGCTTTGTCTCGTACGTATTTAACTAAATCTCTCTTAAATTTCATATCTAACTCTTAATATGAATTATACCCCATCTGCACACCAAAAGTCAAGAACAATTTTTGACAGGTGTTATTAGAATGAGGTGGCTGTAGTTTCGAATGTATAAAGTGCATATCTTAAGGCATCCGCCATATGCGATGCTCCATCATGTTTAGGTCTTTCTTTCATTAAATTAGGGTTTGGATCCCACTGATATTGGTCTAAAGCTGATATTACCTGCTGACATTTTTGATCTACAAGAAGAGTATCATTGTCTACAATCCCTGCTACATGTCCAATTCCGTCTAATACAGACTTCTTAGCGTTTATAGTAGTAATATCATAATTTTGTGCAAAGTCGTATCTTGTTTGTTGAGCAGCGTAATCAATATAAATATAATCGATATCCCATTTTTCTACTAACTTTCGTATTTGCACAGCGTGTTGTTCTGTTGTTCTTTCTGAGTCTAGATATTCATCTAGTACATAATATTTTTTCTCGTCCCAGTCATATGCAATTACACAAAATGCTGTTGGATCTTTGTACCCGACATCAAGACCTGCAAAAACATCCATCTTAGATGTATCAAACTGATCTAATGCCATAGTACATTGTTCATAATTAAATGTCCAAATTTGTCCTTCATAAACATTAAAGTCTGCCATGTATTCTTGTGAAAATTCTGCTTCAGACATGGTTTTCTTTGCTTCTTTAATATCGTCTTCGGAAACACGAGGATTCTCGTGATAGGTGGCTTTGATAGCGCACCATTCTGGGAACTCATTGTTGTACCCTCTGTAGTAAAACTCTGCAAAATAATTGTTTCGACCACGAGGTGTAGAGATAAAGATTGCTTTTGAGTTGTCTTTGTCTAATGTAGGACGAAGCGCGACATTGAAGGCATCTCGGCCGTCTGTCAACGCCGCTTCATCAAAAATTATTAAATCATACGATCTACCAACTACTGAGTCTACTTGGTTTATAGAACCCATTCTTATAGTAGAATTATTACTTAGTTCTATAACCTTGTCTTTTGCGTTATCACGAAGTACTTCTAAATCAAAGTGTTTGATTAAATTTCTTTGTAAATCAAACGATATTTGAGATAGTGAATAGTTAGGAGACATTAGCAACACATGGCTGTCAGGTACTAGACATGTCAGCTGTCCTATAATATTAGAAATATAAGTTTTACCCTGTCTACGTGAGACAGCAGCGGTTACAAATCTATACTTTGGATTATTTATTGCGTTAATAATGGCACGCTGGCTAGTATTAGGCTCAATGCCTAATAATTCCATGTACCCCGATATTGGAAGTTTGATGAACCTAGAATTAGGATCAAACTCCATTAAGTATTCTGACTCTACGTCAGCTCGTGAAATTTCTATACTCAATGAATTGTCTCAGTTTTGTTTAATATATCGTTTTGTTCGAGTAATCTACTCTCTTTGGCTAACTTGAAAAGGTACAAGTATGCACCACAAATTTTTGCAAACTCTGCATCACTTTTAGTAATAAGTCTGCCTGCTTCCTCTTTTTCTTGAAGGGTGTCAATTACAGAGTTACTAGCCATATAGGCTTCGTCTAGCCAGACTAGTTTTAAATCAATTTGTGGTATTGCCATTTTTCTTTTTCCTTTTTTGCTTCTTTTTCTTTCCTTCAGCTATGCCCGACATAACTAAAATTTTTACCCAATTAGAAGCTAGTTTTTTATTGTAAACGCTACCTTCTTCTACGCGGAAATTTTGCTCTCTTAGGTGCTTTCGTTTTACCGAACCTCGGGCCTATAGATTTTGGTGCTGCCGCGTATCTGAATGCTTCCATGCTACCAGCTCTTTTAGTATTAACTGTAGTTCCAGCTGCTGCATTCATATCTCTTGTGACTCCTCTATTGAGTCTATGTTTGCGAATCTTTTGAGTAGAGTGTACTCCAGTAGGTCCGCTTAAAAATGATCCTGTTCGTGCCATTTTCTTCTCCTATATATCTTAGCGTATCAAATATGAGACGCTTTCTTGTCTAAATAATTAGTCAATCTAGTTTTATTGTGAACTGTTTTTGGAAGGTTCAACAGCTTTCTTATTTTTCTATTCTCTTCAATTTTGTCGTAGGTCTTAATTACAACTCCATCTAAAAGCTTAGATAAGTTTTTGAGGTCATTAACGAATCTCTCGTCTCGTTTCATACTAGCCCTATTTAAGGCCTTGGCCTTGCTTAGCTGTTTGTTTTATTTTCAGCTTCGATCATTTTGTCTTTAATATCAACCTGACCGTCCCAATTTTTATCTTTACCTGTAATGATATTTAAAAATTGTGTCCACTTTAATTTAATGTAGTCTAACATTATCTTTTCCTTCTACTTGTTTTTCGCTTTCTTTTTGCGATTGTTCTTACCATAGTAGGCTTTCCACCTACTCCCTGTTTAACTGCTCGCTTTCTGCGAATAGCTGATCTTTTTTGTGCTTTTGTCATACGTGCAGCTTTAGAAGCTGGAACACACTTAGGATATCCTTTGCTGCCCTTTTTAGCTTTCTTTCTGCCACAAGTTTGGTAACCGCCACCTTTCTTTGGTCTAGATATATCTACCCATTTCTCGCTGAACCATCTGGTTAATCCACCATTGCTTCTTCTAGCTTTCATTACTTTAGGCACGTCTATATCTCCCACCTCGTTTCTTGTATTCTCTAACTAGCCATGCATTTGCATAGGCGCTAGGATATACTGCAAACTTCCTTTTAGTAGCAGCTTTTACTCTTGCGTATAACTTTGAATTTGTAGGTATGTTTCTCTTTTTACGAGTACTTCTACTTTTTCTTCTTCTTGCCACGTTTCTTTTTCTTTTTAGGTCTGCCGACCCTTGAACCATAAGTTCCTTTACCGTACGGCATAATTAACTCCATCGTCCGTCAGGACACTTTGCCTGTTTGACTCTCGTCTTTATAGGCATAAAACACATACATACCGCACAAGTTTTCCAAAATTTGTTATACTTTGGGCATGCATGACAAATATCCAATCTTAAAACATGGATTTTTTCCATTATTTTAAAGAATTAGGTAGTTTGTTCCTTCTTTGTCTTTGAAGTTGCTTTTTCCTAGCTATAAGTATTTTTTCTCTTTTACTTAGCTCAGGAATCTCTTTAGTTTCAACTTCTTTTTGTTCTTTTTGATTAGCCATGTATCCTCTCGTATGCTATTTTTGCATTTTTCTCGTCTTCGTAACTAAGCTCCTCTCCTTTTTTATCTAGAAAAGAGTATAGTTTTCCGTTTTTGTACACACCTTCTTTAACTGCCTTAGTTTTCGGTGATTCTTTCATGTCTTTTTTACTGTATTCCATTTCCATTGTTTTTCTCCTAATGTAACTGCCACATTGTAAATATAAGTGTTGCGGCTCCTACTATTATAGCGCCTGCACAACTTATTAGTATCATCTCTATTCTTTTTATGTTGCTATCCATCTCGTCGAAACGATTAAATGCAGTTTTCCATCTTTCTGCGCACACAGCTTCGTGTTGAGCTAAATCACTTGCTACTTTATCTGCATCCATTGTGGTTATCCTTAATAAACTTTGAAATTTATATTTCGTTATAGTTGTAATTATAGCAAATCACAAACAAAAAGTCAAGAACTATTTTTGGTATGTTAATCATGACAAAAGCAAGTAAAGCTTTCATCTTCCATATAGTCTTTTGGTTTTTCTTTTGATAGGTTGAGCAGAGATATGTAGTCTGGTCTGTTGTGTCTAAATTTTCTTTCTAGTATTGTCTCTTTTTCAATCCACCAAGTTGCTAAATGCGGTTTTTCGTGCATTAAGTTAAGAGTTGTTTTTGTTCCTTTTAAAAAACATAAATCACAATTGCCCGCTACAGCTTTGCCGTCTATTGTAGGAATTTTTAAATCAAAGTTTTGTTCTCTCCAAAACTTAAGTACATCTTCATTTGTATGCTTAGCATCATACATAGGACATACATTTATATATCTCTCCGCTCTAGCTCTTGAATCTGATACTCTTTTAGGCTCATCATATCTAAGTCCTAGACAAGAGTACCATTCTGTATAGCCTAAAGATCTCATATATCTTTCTATTGGTTTTATCTTTAATTCTATAGTACATACTCTTCTATGTAAGTTAGGCAACATTTGCTGCTTAATTAATAATTCATCAAAAGGTTCCCCCTCTCTAGAAGCAGTTTCGTAAGACACTCTTTTAGTCCTCCAGATAGGTCGAGTTTCAGAAATTTCTAATTCTAGCCAGT